GGCGAATGGTTATATCCAGAAAGGATACATGGCCCTGTTGGCTACGATGACGTGCGGGCCGCACTCGCGGCAGATGGGGCCGAGTTGTTCGTCAACTCCGTGGATGTCCTCGATACGAAGCTGCTTGCTACACACGCCACAACGCGGCGGCTCTTTGCTGCGGCCTCGCCATGGGCGCACGCGCGGGGGTGGGGGAACTGTGCCACTCGGGGCCATTAGTAACTCCCGCCTCCGCGCGGGCGTAGGATGTCGCCCTCGACGTTGTTGCAACCGGAAAGAACCAAGTAGCGGACCAAATCTACGGGATCTTTTGAGCTGCCTTTATTCCCGTCCGCGCCCGTCCATTCTTTCATGCACCAGATCAAGTTCTGGCAGTTCTCGGAAATGTAGAGCTTGGGCTGGTTTAGTGCGTCGAGCGGCTTCTGCGTGTTGTAGTGCAGCCAGTCATTGATAAGCCCGACACCTTCATCAATCGTGTCTCCCGGCGTGGCGGTGAAATCCATGCCGAGGTCGCTCATCTCCTCGATGAGTGTGGTGGGGCGCTCCTTGGCCAGCGTCTGGGCGTTGCCGTAGCGACTGTCCATCCAGCGCTCAAAGATGCGCTCGCCGTTCTCGACGTTGCGGACTTCTTCGACATAGCGCTCTAGGCCGAAGCCGAAGTCTTTCTGCGCGGGACCTTGGCGTCCGTCCGCCTTCTTGCCGTCCGGCTCGGCCCACATGCCGGGGTAGCCGACGCCTTCGACATACTCGTTGGGGCAGGGCCACTCGCGGTAGATGAAACAGCGGTTGGCCTTGTCGAACAGCGCCCAAATCATAAACCAGTTCCTGCCGGAACACGGATCGACAAAGTGATAGCGGGTGCCCTCCTTGGGAATCCATTCGTGCTTGATGACGTGAACCTTGTCGTTGAATAGCGGGAAGCGGTTGTTGATCGAGCGGGTCGGGACGCCATAGGCGCGGCAGAGGATCTTCTCCCGCGTCTCGTTGCGTAGCTCCTGCTGCATGCGCTCCCAGCCGGCCCATGGATTGTTCTTGGTCTGGAAATAGATGATCGGCCGGCCCTTGCGCCCTGTCTGGACGATGGGCACTTTCTCGTAGCCGACGATAACCTTCTCGCCCTTGTTGTCTTCAAACTTGGGCAACAACTCCGCATCGCACTCCTCCACGTTGCGGGCGCCGGTGAGGTAGTCTTTTACCGTGGGCGAGTAGCCTTCGATGGGGGTGAACGTGACGATAAGCACGCCGTTGCGGTCGAGCAGACGGAACCGCAAGGTCTCCAAGAAATCCAACGGCACCAACTCGTCGCACCATGCTATGTCAATCTCGCCGCCTTCGATGGTGCTGATGTCCTGCGCATAATTGCGGAAGATGCACTGGCTGCCATTCGGTGCGACGAACTTGTTTTCGGTAAATCCACCCTTGACCGAGTAAGTGATATTCGTGACCGTGCCCTTGCGCGCCTGCCGCCAGTCGGCCGGTAGATATTTGAAGACGCGGGGCTGCATCATCTCAATGCTGTTGGGGGCGGTGGTCTGGAAGCACCACGCCACGGATTGTTTCTTGTGGTATAGGCGGTGGATCACCTCGCGCGCGGCCCACTCCGTTTTGCCGGATCTGTTGCCGCCCATGACAAGGATCTCGCGGTTGTCCTCCAGTAGCTGACTGGCCTTGTTCCAGATCGGTGGGCGGTAGCCGTAGCGGTAGGGATCTACCTTTTCCTTGAGGATTAGTTCTTCCCGCTTGAGCAACAGATCCCAGCCCTTCTCTGGCCCGATAGCCAAGAGCACGTCCTTGGGCGGGAGCTTCATCACCGGATGAGCAGTCGGTGTGAAGCGGGAGCGGGGAGTGGATTTCTTGTCGCTCATGCTGCTATGGCGAGGACGTGCACATTGTCTGAGGGCGATGCTTAAAAAAGTCTGCAACCTCATGCAGTTCAGAGACTTGATGCTTGTGCACGGGGTCTCCGCATTTAAGGGCAAGTTCCTTGGCCAACTGCAACGAAAGCTCTCTTAGCGAATCCCGCTCTTTCTCTGCTAACTGCGCGCGAATGGTTAGGTCTTTAATTTCGCGCTCGGCTTCATACACATTGCGCTCCAGCTTCCGGGCGAAATTAGCTGTAACAAGCTGCTGCTCTATAGTGGCTTCGCCGCCTTGAATCCCAAATCTGACTACGGCCTCTATGCTTTTGAGGACTTCTTGATCTGTAAGTGGTGTGTCGCTCATCGTAAAAAAGTGGTGGCAGCACCCCCCAGTGCCGCCACCGCGCATTGGGTTTCCGGACGATTGGCGCAACCCTGACCGGAGAACAAGTAACCCCGGCCCTTTGTTGTTGATCGTCTTTTCATCCTTTGCGCAAAGTCATTAGCGTTTCAGCAATTCGCTGACGGGCCGCAGCTTATCGTGCGGCACGAAATAGCACGGAGGCGGTGAAGCGCATTTCCACTCGTCGCGTTTGGCGTCCTCGGCATTGATCCACCCATGGACAACGTAGTCGGGCGATTTGCCGCTTACCGAAATCACGACGCCCGAGTCATCGGGGCGGACCTTGAGGTTCTGGCGCTGCGACCAACGCACTTCATAGTTCGTCCCGGTAATGTCTGGCGTGTGAAACGTGTTAACGCCAAAGCCCCAATAAAGCCCGAGCAACTTGGCCACGGCGCATTCGGCGTGCGCGGCCTCAATGTGGAAGCCCCACAATTCTCCCGGTGTCTTCTCGGGGAAACGCGGAGCACGCTTGCGGAAGGATGCCTCGGCATTGCGGCGAGAGCCTATGTATGTCGAGACGAGGACTTCGTTTTGGTTGAGGGAGACGTTCATGTGTGCGGATGTGTGCTGTTTAGGCGTCAGAAGCGTCGGGATCTTTAATCAAGAAGCATGGCGTGCTGTCGCCGACCCACGCGCCCATCTGGTTAAACTCAAAATACTCCTCGGCTTCTTCCCACGTCATGCCGTCGCGCATGAGTGCGGCTATAACTTTTTCGCGGTCATAGCAGACTATCGGCGCCATGGTGCATCGCTCGACGATACCAACAATGCAATCATCGAACCCGTCCATGACGGTGAGGTCGTATTCCCACTCGTCTGCTAATTGGTCAATCCACTCTCTCATTGTCTTCAATATCCAAAGTCCCATTGGGCAAAACCTGTATCTGGTCCGAGCGGTAATGCCGGACATGCCCGCCGTCTTCGGCGGCCACGCACCAGATGTCATTGGCGAATCCGCTCATGGCCTGCACATAGATCGGCCAGCCGTAGCCGTGCGGCGTCCAGACGGGGAAGGTGCGGTCAAATTCGTGGATCATAAAATATGGGCAGCAGGCTTCGCTTTTGTTGCGCTTACGAAGCTGGCGGTTATGTGACTAGCGGGGCGAATGCCTCCTGCCGGCGCAATACCTTTGACTGCTGCTTGAAAATTCATTTGCTCTTGCGCTTCCTCATCTCCTCGCACAAAGCATCGGCCTTGCGCTTGGCTGCTTTGGCGACCATGCTGGCGCGCAATGATTTGAGGCGCATGATCTCTTGGTCTATTGCCTCGATCTCGGGTGTCATAATGCGATACTTCTCCATAGTGTCAGGGTTGCACGGTGACGTGCCACAAGCCGATCTGCGCTACGGCGTAGCCGAACCAGATGAGGCCATTCCAAAAATTGTGATGGATAAACGCTTGGTCGATGGCCACGGCGAAATACATGAAGCCGACGATGGCGATGAGGACGGCGGAAGTCATGGATGTGGCGTGTGGCCGGAGGGGTTCAGTGCCATAAAGGCTTTTTTCCAGTTGTGCGCCTCAATGCGGGCATCGCCCAACGCGCGCTTGGTCTGCTTCAACTCGACCTTCGTTGATTCAAAATACGAATTGTAGAGGCCACATTTTCGCTCCAAGTCCTGTGCAAACTCAGTCGGCACGACATGGTTGCCGCGCGCAAGATTGTCGGTTTCCGGCGTGTCGCTCACTTGGCCTTGAACCCTCCGCGCTTGGCCTTCATCTCGGAGTAGACTTTGGGCGAGACAGTTGACTTGCTCTTGGGCCGGCTGGTGCCAGCGGCCTTGCGGGCGTTGATATTTGCGTAGAGTCCCTTTTTCATTAGCAACTCCATGCCTTGCGGCTCCAGTAGTTGGCCGAGAGTTTGTCGCCCGTGCCTTTGATGCCGCCGCTGCGGGCGCAGTAGCTGGCCTTGCGGGCGGGTTGATCCTTCTTGATCGACATGTTGGGGTCGCCGAAGCGGACCAACTTGGTCTGTTCTCCTGACTTGGCCAACACGGCAAACTTCTTGGGGCCGTCCGGGGTGCGTTTGGGTTTGTTGTATCCGGAGAAGGTTTCTCCTCGGTATTTGATGCTCATGGTTTTTTATTCAGTTTTGCGCGGATGCGCGGGTCATAGTGTCCAATAAGATAGGCGCCAGTTTCCTCGTCGCCTGACTCGATGTGGCGGGTGAATCCGTGGATGGCGTGCCAAAGTTCGTGCGGCAGCGAGGACTGGTCTTCGGGGTATGACTCAATCCAGATCAAAGCCCAGCCGCCGTGACTCATGCACCAGCCAGCCGCCGTGTCATCGGGGGCGTTCGCCGGGTCATCGGCGTCCATATCCATCACCTTGGCGCAGCGGCGCAGCGCGACCTTCTGCGGGTAGTTCGCATAGACTTCTATGCTGGTCCCGTAGAGAGGTTCGCTGACGATAGCGCGGCGGGGCTTTTTCATGTCTTCAGATGTTTGCCCAGAAGTGCCCGCCGATTCGGTCGGCGGCTTCTTTGTCGCGGCAGGATTCTTGGATGTCCTCGTAGCTGCTTGCCTCACGTTCTTCGCGGGCAGTCTCCTTGGCTTCGGCATCTGGATTTGTCATGCCGCCTCCTTCAATGTGCTGAACGCCGGCTGCCTCGGGTCGTAACCCTTGACGTGGCGCCACAAGATGCAGGCGGCTTTGAAGGCTTCCCAATGCGGGACAAGGCTGTCGTGCTTGTAGGGTTCGACGCGGCCGACTTCCGTGGTGGAGATGTAGACGTTGTAACCGTGGATGGTGTGCAGCTCGTCTTCGCCCCACTTGGCCACGGCATAGGCGGCGAGCTGCATGCCCTGCGTGTCGTATGGGCCGACCTTCTGCTTGGGCTTGGTCTTACGCGTCTTGTAGTCGATGACCATGCGGGTGCCGTTGGCGTCACGCGCCAGCACGTCACAGCGGCCGGCGTAGCCGTATTCCAGATTGACGAGCGTTGTCTCGATCTCGTCGTAGGTGATCTTGTTGTTCTTCTTCCACTCCATGACGGGGGCGACATAGGCCCACATGTCTTCGGGCACCGCGCTCGGGCCTTCCATAAGCAGCTTCTCCAAGGCGTCATGCACTTTGCTGCCGAGATCGGCGGCGGCTGCGACCGGGGCCTTGCTGGCGCCGATGACTCGCTCGCAGAAATACTCAATGGTCTCGTCACCCTTGGGCGGGGTGTTGAAGGCGGCGATGGCGACTTGCGTGGCCTTCCAGTTGAGGAGGGCGGGCTTGTCGAGGATGCCGGTGTAGCCGGTGACAGACGGCAGAAGCATGAGCTTCTTGGCGTCGGCCAAGGTGGTGTCTTTGAGTCCGCTGCCGTCTTTCTTGGGAAGCTGGTGGCAGGGGGTGCCGTCTGGCCGATACCAGTGGCCGCCGTCTACGGATTTTGATTCAGATAAAATTGCCATAACTTTGGGTGGTTGCGGGGGCCGGAACACTACGGCCCCCGCTGTTACCACTACGGACGCTTACTCCGTTGCC